ATGGACGTCGTGGACTTCGTGGCGGCCGCACCCGAGGACGCGGTGGTCATCAGCTTCCCGCCTACGTACAAGGCCGGGTATGAGCGGATGTACCGCATGTTCGATGTGGTATTCGAGTGGGCGAAGCCCGATTACGTCATCTTCGACGACTACCGCTTTTTCGAGCTGATCGGGCTCATGCAGGAGAAGCGGGAGTGGGTGACGCTCAAGGACCGGGAAGTGCCTGAGCTGCGGCAATTCTGCCGGGGCCGAGTGCAGACGACCCTTCGGAGCCGGCCAGTCTACGTGTACTGCGGTGCCCGCACCGAGCCGAAGCTGACCGCGCCAAAGGTCCACACGGAGCCCTTGCTTATCCCCCGGCTGTCGGGGCCGATGGAGGGCGAGTTGGGCATCGTGCCCATCACCGTGGGGCAGATGAACACCTTGCGGAGCCAGTACCTATCGCCGTCCATCGCACCAGCGACCATGAGCTACGCCTTCGGCATCACCGTGGGCGGCCAGCTCATCGGTGCGGCCGGGTTCACGCGCACGGAGTTTAGTGGGCCGAGCACCATTTACATGATGACGGACTTCGCGGTGCGGCCGACGCTGTACCCAAGGCTCTCGAAACTGGTGTTGGTCGCCGTGCTGTCCAAGGAGATGAAGGCCATCCTTGAGCAGCGGTTCACCCGGCGCATTGACTACATCGTAACGACGGCGTTTACGGACAAGCCGGTGTCCATGAAGTACCGGGGCCTGTTCGAACTGATCAAGCGTGGTGAGGGTTACCTCAACTATCAGGCGAGAACCGGCCGGTGGACGTTGCGGGAGGGGTTGGAGTGGTGGAAGCGTCACCACGGGCAGATGTTGAGCGCATAAACGAGCGGCTTAAGGAAACGGACTCGCCGTTTCGCGTCGCCATCGTCAACGTGGACGATCTGCTGCTGCTCGAGAAGAACGCCCGGTACATGACAAACGCCCAGTTCCGCAACCTCGTCAATAACATCAAGCGGGACGGCGGGTTGAGCTCCGTGCCCTTCTGCGTGCGGGAGGGCGACAAGTTCCGCGTTCTCTCTGGGAACCACCGGGTCATGGCGGCCAGGGAGGCGGGCTTGCGGGAAATTCTCATCATGTACACCGAACGGCAGCTCTCCCGCCAAGAGCAGGTCGCCATCCAGCTCTCCCACAACGCCATCGTGGGCCAGGACGACCCGCTCATCCTCAAGGAGCTGTGGGAAGAAATCGAGGATCTGGACCTCAAATACTACTCGGGCCTCGACGACAAGCTCCTGGGAACGCTGGAGCCCGTGTCCTTGGCTTCCATCGCCGAGGCGGCGATGGAGTGGCGCAGCCTGTCCTTCCTCTTCCTGCCCGAAGAGGTGGACCGGCTGAAGGAAGTGCTGGATCAAGCGCTCAAGCAGCTCCCGACCGAGGCAGAGGCCATCGTGGCCCGGCTGGCTGATTTCGACCGTGTGCTGGACGCGATGACGAAGACGCAGGCGGCGCACAAGGTCACAAACGCCGCCGTCACCATCATGCTCATGCTCGATCTTTTCGAGCGGAACCTGCTGGCCTTGCGTGAGGGCTGGCTGGACCTCGAAACGGGCGAGACCAAGCATGACGGTTGGGTGCCCGTGGCGAGCGTCTTGGGCACCGAGAACATCCCCGCAGGCGCGGCGGCCGTGATCAACCGGGCCATTGAGAAGATGCTCCAGGATGGCGAAGTGAGCCCCAAGAACCGCTGGCAAGCCCTCGAGTACCTTGCAGCGCAGTATTTGGGCGGTGAGTGAGTTGACCTACGTCGAGCCATTGCCCTGGGAACGGCAGAGGGGCGAGAGCCGTCAGGCGTTCGAGGCGTTCGCCCTCTACCGGGACTTGGGTTCCGACCGTAGTTACGCGAAAGTAGCGCGGGAGTTGGGCAAATCGCTCACGCTCATCCAGCGATGGGGCAGTCGTTGGGACTGGGTGGCCCGGGCCGCCGCCTGGGACCGAGAGCAGGATCGCATCCGGCGTGAGACCCAGCTCGAGGCAATCAAGAAGATGAACGAGCAGCACGCTCTCATCGCCTCGGCGTTCCTGCAGAAGCTTGTGGAGCGGCTTCGCAACACGGACCCGAGGGAGCTGCCCGCGGCGGTCATGCCGAAGTGGTTTGAGACTGCGGTTAAGGTCGAGCGTCTTGCCAGAGGTGAGCCGACCGAAAACATCAGCCAGGAGCATACGGGCAAGGTGCTGGTAACGAATGACGACACCCTCGCGAGACGGGTCCTCGACAACCCGAGGCTTGCCGCCCTTGCCACAGAGTTCTTTGCTGCGCTTACAGCTGACGGATTGGGCGAGAATGATGCCCATCGGGCTGGCACGGCTGGCGAACCCTAACTGGTGGCAGTCCCCGCCTCACATACAGAAGCTCAACGTCAAGCTGATGGACCTGGCTGCGGGGCGCATCAAGCGGCTCATGGTGATGATGCCCCCGCGGCACGGCAAGAGCGAGATGTGCTCGCACTACTTCCCGGCGTGGTTCTTGGGCCGGTTTCCCGACATGCGGGTGATCCTCAGTTCCTACGAGGCCGACTTCGCAGCGTCGTGGGGCCGCAAAACCCGAGACACCCTGGAGGAGTACGGGCCGACTGTCTTTGGCGTATCGGTGGACCCGACGTCCTCCGCCGCGGATCGGTGGGACATCAAGGGACACCGTGGCGGCATGATGACCGCGGGCGTAGGCGGCCCCATCACCGGTAAGGGCGCCGACCTGCTCATCATCGACGACCCGGTAAAGAACGCCGAGGAAGCTCACAGCGCCACCATGCGCGAGAAGCAATGGGAATGGTATCAGGCCGTTGCCCGTACTCGTGTGGAGCCCGGCGGCAGGATTCTGCTGATTATGACCCGCTGGCACCAGGACGACTTGGCCGGCCGGCTCATGCGGCAGATGGAGGAAGACCCGAGGGCCGACCAATGGGAAGTCCTGCGGTTGCCGGCGATTGCCGAGGAGAACGACCCCTTGGGGCGGCAGCCCGGGCAGGCGTTGTGGCCCGAGCGCTACAGCGAGGCTGACCTGGACCAGATCCGGGCCACGGTGGGGCCATACACGTGGAACGCCCTCTACCAGCAGCGGCCGGTCGCCCCAGGCGGTGCGCTGTTCCGGCGCTACTGGTTCGATAAGGTGCTGGACAAGCCACCGGCCGGGCTGAAGTGGGTACGGTTTTGGGACTTGGCGACCTCGACCAAGCAGACCGCCGACTGGACGGCTGGTGCTCTCGTTGGGACCGACCGAGACGGCAACCTCTACATCGCCGATATGGTGCGCCAGCGGCTTGAGTGGCCGGACACCCGCAGGCTCATCATCGCCACGGCGCATCAGGATGGGCCATCGGTGCGAGTCGGCGTAGAGACAGTGGCCTTCCAGCTGGGCGCATGGCAAGACCTTATGCGAGATCCCGATCTGGTTGGGTATTCCATTGAGCCGGTGACTGTGGACAAGGACAAGGAGCTGCGGGCACGTCCCTGGGCCGCCCGGGCCGAGGCCGGCAAGGTGTTCCTCATACGAGGCCCGTGGATAGGTGAGTTCCTCGCTGAAGTCGAGGAGTTCCCGCACGGCAAGCACGACGACCAAGTGGACGCCGTGTCGGGTGCGGTGCAGATGTTCGCGACCCGCAAGCAGGCGGGCGTGTGGGGGTCCTAAGATGGCAAGACGGAGAGTAGACCGCAGGCGGCTGGTGACGAATCGACAACTCGAATACCAGATTCGCACCCTATCGGCCATCGCCGACAGATTGCGTTTGCAGGCCGGGCTTGGGACCAGCCACGGCGGAGCCCGGGACTACTATCAGGTGTTTGGCTACAAGCGGAAACTGTCGTTTGAGGACTATTATTCCAGGTACGACCGGCAGGACATCGCCGGGCGCATCGTTGACGCACCGGCCAGGACGACGTGGCGCAAGCCGCCCCTGGTGTACGAGACGGAAGACTCGGCGACCGAGACACCTTTCGAGAAGGCTTGGAACGAACTGCTCAAGCGGCACCGCATTTGGCACTACATGCAGCGGGTGGACCGCCTTGCAGGCATCGGTCGATTTGCCATCCTCCTGCTCGGGTTCAGGGGCGACGACGACTTGGCGAAGCCGGTAAGCCCCGGTCAGTTCAAAGGCGTTGACGACCTGCTGTATCTGGCCGCCTACCACGAGGGGAGCGTCGAGATCAACGATTGGGTGACAAACCCGTCGGACCCGAGATTTGGGCTCCCGAACACCTACAAGCTCAAGCTCGGATCGACTGACGGGAAGACGGGAATCCCGCGAAGGACCGTCATTGTCCATCACTCTCGGGTCATCCACGTCGCCGAGGAACTGGACGAGGACGAGGTGTTCGGACGGCCACGCCTCCACCGGGTCTTTAACCTACTGGACGACTTGCAGAAGCTCGTGGGCGCATCGGCCGAGATGTTCTGGCAGGGAGCGTACCGCGGGCCAGCGGTCACAACCCGTGAGGGCTATCAGCTGGACGAAACCGCCGCGGAAAAGCTAGCCGAGGAGATTGATGAGTACATCCACGGGCTGCGGCGGTTCATGCGGCTGCATGGGCTTGAGGTGCAGTTTCCCCAGGGCCAGAGCCCGGACCCGAGCAAGATTTTTGACGTCGTGATGACGCTCATCGCCGCAGTGACCGGCATCCCCAAGCGTATCCTCATGGGGTCGGAGCGGGGAGAGTTGGCAAGCACCAAGGACGAGGACAACTGGCTGGGCCGCATCGTCGAAAGGCAACAGCAATTTGCGGAGCCGGTCATCCTTCGGCCCTTCATCGACCGGCTTATTGAGGTCGGTATCCTGCCCACGCCCATGAATGGTTATACGGTCGAGTGGCCGCCGCTGTTCG